CTCACATAATTCTAAGGCTTTAAAATTGGCAAATCAAGCAAAGAAAAAGCATGGGCATGGTACTCGTAAGGTGCCTAAAACAATATTATAGCTAATTCTTTATATTTGTTTTACTATATATAATTCCGCCATGTTAGCGCTGCCACATTAGCCCCGCAAGCCCGTTTTGAAATACTAATAAATTATATTTTTCTTCAATAACATATAAATTATAATAATATTTATAAATATTTGTAGGGTCTTTTGAAACGCCTATTACTACTCCAGTTAATGGATCACATATTGGTATAAAAGCAGCACTCGCATCTAATGGCGGATTACTATAATTATTATATTCAAATTCAATTGTTTTGAAAAAATTAGTATTAAATGCTCCATTAGGCTGCTGCTTAAACGGATCACTTGTTAACCCAAAATTATAACAATATAAACCCACCTTTGAACATGATCCGTTAGATTTACCATACTTTTCCAATTTACTAAATATGGCACTATCAAAATCATATTCTCTGTATTTACCATCACAAATTATTGCAAAGTTTTTCAGTATTTCGCACTGATTTGTTTGCTCAGTTGCAGATGGACTATTGCCCGTAATATAAATATTTCTTGAAATATCGGAACTATAACTAAATAATGGACTATAATATTTATGATTATTAATATATAATTTTTGTAAATCATTTGGGATCTTATTTTCATACAACCAATTTGTATAATTAGACCACTCATTGCGCTCTTTAACATCGCTTCTTTGAAAATACCACATCCAATTTTTTATTAATCCGTTAGACTCCAACTTAATTTTATTAGATTTAATAACTTTCTCAAACGCATATTCATTAACTTCACGAATTAAATAAGTTTGGCTATTTTGCGCAAAATATGTTCGCTCTTGTTCGCCTAAAAAACATTGCGTACATATTAAATGAATATCGCTGTTAATTCGCGACGGCAAATCTTTATAGCTATCAACATCTTTTACTAATTCACTTTCTGGTGGAGGATTAATAAACCTTTTAAATTGGTATTCTATTATGTTTTGGTTTGCTTGTATTTGCGGATAATTATTATATGGTATACTATTTCTTGGATTACTATATAATACGTCTTTTATTGTAAATAACTCTTGTAATGGTCTTAATGTAAAATTAATCACTAATTCACTATATTGTAAACAAATCAATGGAAATGCCATTATTGAAGACAATGTAAACCATGAATTTATTGGTATATATAAACTATATTCACGGATTGAGGGTTCTATTCCGCTTATATCAGAAGACCCGTCTTTGTAGACACTTGGATAATTATTATTTCTATTATTGTAATTTGCCGGATCGTTTAACTCATCAATATGACCAGTCATAATATCAAATAGCCCTTTCTTGTGTGCATCATAATCACGCTCTACAATGTTTTGTAAATAATGTCCGCTAAATTTTTGAATTATTGAACCATTTATAGTTATATTGACACTTTCAATAATTTGACATCCAATATGTTTTATCCACTTAAACTCATATGGCCTGTATTCGCTAACACTAGACGTAATATTAGAAGTAATACCAGAACTAGATGTAGTCCTAGTAGTACTAGTAGTAGTATATTTCAATATTGGACTATATATTCTTGGCAATTTTACAACTAAATAAGTATCCATTAATAAATCGCCGTAACGCTGTATTTTAAAACTATAGCTCGAGCTTTTAGTTATATCTAATTCCATTTGTCCTGTTTGGTCTATTCTAAATTTTTGTAATCCAAAATTAGTATACTTATAATATGCAGATTTAAAAAAGGTATTGGTAGGATTGCCTGTCAAAATAATATTTTGATTTCCTAATGCTATTAAATTTAATAATCCTCCTGCCATATTATATTATATTATTTTATATAATATATATTATTTATTTATATAATATAATATAATATATTTATGTTATAATCTGTATTTTTAAATTAAATTTAACAATAATATATTATAATATATTATATAAAATAATATAATATAATATGGTTTCTCGATTAATGGATTTAGATAGTAATCAATATTTTTATATAACATTAGTAATAATTATATTTATATTATTAATTCTATTTAGCTGGGTTGCAAATAGACTAGGTTTAAAAGAAAGGTCGTGTGATAAATTAGCAAGATATTGGCCGGCATTAACAAATACTTCCTATTTTAGCTCACAAACAATGTTAAAATCCGACGCTAGAGATTTTTTTGACGGCTCTTCTTGCAAATTAATAAATTATCATATCAAAAGTGCTTATAATTGTTGCTGTGGAGATGGCTACAAAAACAATTTTGTGGCTTTATGTGCTTTAGAAAAAGCAATTGCTAATGGTTGTCGATTTTTAGATTTTGAGATCTATTCATATAATAATAACCCTATTGTTGCGTCGTCAACTGCTGAAAATAATTATATTAAAGAAACTTATAATTCGCTTTTATTAGAAGAAGTGCTAATTACAATTAAAGAAAAAGGTTTTAATCCAGTATCAACCAATTGCGCAAATGACCCCTTAATATTAAATTTTAGAGTTATGAGCACAAATGTGCCTATGCTTAAGACTATGGGAGACTTAATTAAAAGACATTTACATAGCTCTAATCAGTCATTCACATGTTCCACTAAAAAAGATATGAATCTTTTAAATACTAACATGAAAGACTTATATCAAAAATTAATTATTATTTGTGACTTTAATCCGCAACCTAGCATTATTACAACAACAGCCGATTTACAAAACTTGAATAGCTATATTAACTTAAAAGCAAAAGGAACATATTGTCATACGTATAGGTATAATCAAATTGTTTCAAAAAAAGGTTCTGCACAATTTTTAGCAACCACAAAGTCTAAATTTGTAATAGTATTGCCTAATTTAGATAATTCAATAATAAACTTTGATGCAACAACATCATTTGATACAGGTTGTCAGGCAATATGTATGAAACATCAAAATATAGATAATAACTTACTTGGATATAATGGATTGTTTAAATTACAAAAAAACTTTTCTTGGATTAAAAAGAAGCGCGCTTTATTAAATGTTGATGTTCCAGAACCAATAGTATATGATGCAACTCTTGATTATAAAAATGTTTCGATCTTTGATCAATGATGTCTCATTATGCTATCAATAAGTCTACATTATATTATATTATTATTATTATATTGTTTTGTTATATATTATTATTTACAATAATTATAAATGTTGTAAATATACATTTTTATATTTCTTTATATTAAAGTATAAACAAATATATGGCAGAAACATTTGAAGAAAAAGAATTACAAATATTGAGAGATGCTGTGGATAATGCTACTGAGCTTAGCGGCATTAAACTTGCTCAATCGGAAACTATAAAAAAAATAATAGGCATATTAGAACATTTCTTAAGGACACATAAAACTCTATGTTATGGGGGGACTGCTATAAATAATATATTACCAGAACAATATAGATTTTATAATAAAGATATTGAAATACCGGATTATGACTTTTTTTCGCCATATGCCATGGACTATTCGAGAGATTTAGCAAATATTTATTATAAAGCTGGCTACGAAGAAGTTGAAGCAAAGTCGGGTGTTCATAGTGGCACATATAAAGTATATGTGAATTTTATTCCTATTGCTGACATTACATACATGGACAACAATCTATTTAATAATATATACAAAAAAGCTATTAAAATTAATGCCATTAATTATTGTCCTCCTAATTTTTTGCGAATGGCCATGTATCAAGAGCTTTCTCGGCCGATGGGTGATGTATCGCGATGGGAAAAAGTTCTAAAACGTATTATATTGTTAAATAATAATTTTCCTCTTCGCGGGCTATCTTGTAAGCGTCAAGACTTTCAAAGACATTATGAGGGAAATAACAATGAACAAAACAAAATTTATGAGATCGCTAGAGGTTGTTTTATAAATCAAGGTTTGGTTTTCTTTGGCGGTTATGCAAGTGCACTATATAGTAAATATATGCCATATAAAGAAAGGAAACAAGCTGCAAATATTCCAGATTTTGATGTTATAAGTGAGGATCCTGAAACAAGTGCTAAAATATTAAAAGAGCAATTTAATTATGAGGGTTTTACAAATGTAAGCATCAATAAAAAGCCACCAATTGGTGAATATATAGATATTCATTATGAAATTGTTGTAAACAAGGATGTAATAGCGTTTATTTATAAATCAACTGCTTGTCATAGCTATAATATAATTGTTATTGATGGACAAAAAATAAAAGTAGCTACAATAGACACAATATTAAGCTTTTACTTAATATTTATTTATGCTAATAGGCCATATTATGATGAAAATAGATTGTTGTGTATTGCCGAATATTTATTCAAAGTCCAGCTTAACAATCGTTTGCAGCAAAAAGGTTTATTAAAACGGTTTAGTGTTACATGCTATGGTAAACAGAAAACATTAGAAGACATGAGAGAAGAAAAATCAAAAATATATTCACAAGTTAAAGATAACTTAATCTCTCGTAGTTCAAAATTATATACTACTAATTTTTTTAGATATATACCAAAAGATGTTTTTACTTCTTCAAACACTTCAATTTCAAATAGTGACAATTTTACTAAAAGCATACGCTTAATTAAATCTAAAACAAAAAATGAAACTAAAACGAAAAGGAAAACTATAGCCAAAAATGAAACTAAAGCGAAAAATGAAACTAAAGCGAAAAGGGAAACTAAAAGGAAACCTAAAAGGAAAAGCGAAACTAAAAGCAAAAATAAAAGTGAAACTAAAAGTAAAAGAAAGAAACAGTCTAATAAACGCAGCAATAAATTTATAGCCAGACCCAGAAACTACTTTTACATAAATTAAAAATGTGTTTGTAGACTCTCGTTTTTGCAAAGTTTTAATCTATAATTTTTAGGATTTTATAAATTAAAAATGTGTTTGTAGACTCTCCTTTTAAGGATTACAATTCATGATTTTAACCATTTTATAAATTAAAGTGACTATTCAAGACTCTCAATTTCAAAGTTTTATTTTTATATTTTTTAACCTTTTTAATATTTTTAGTTGTATACTTGGTTTTTATATTATTAGTCTTATATGCAATTCTTTTGCTAAAACTATCTTTAACAACTTCAAAAAACGCATCCATTAGATCATGGTTATATACTTCAGGATGCCCTTGAAAACCATAATAAGGATACTTCTCATGCTTTACAATTTCTATAAATTCTTTATTATATTTATCATAACTAGTTGCCACTATTTTGTAGTGTGGTATAAATTTTTTAGGGTCCAGTGCCAATGAATTATTATGTATTATTTTCTTTTTGGTTTTATTTATACCACACGATCCATGTTTATTACTAAATAAAGGAACCGTCTTATAATTTTTATAAGACCTTACATTTATAAATGTGTTCTTTATATTGTTTTTTGTAATATTATAATTTTTTGCTATTAGCATCATGTTTTCATAACCATTACAAATTCCCAATATAGGAAATGGTCTATAATACATATTTATTGCTGTTGCTCTCTTCATTAAATATTTTTGCATTTTGTAATAGGCCTTATAAAAAGTATTATTATAGAAATTACCTATTTGACCCCCCGGAAATATTAATCCATCTAAACTATTAAGTAACTTATCGTAATGCGATTTTGCACTATTATAATATATAATAGTGTAATTAACATTTTTCTTCTTTAATAGTCTTATTAAAGTTTTATCATATATAATCTCTCTAGACGTCTTATGCTTTTCATTTATATAAGGCGTTGCTAATATACCTAATAATGGTTTATTATCTTTCATACTATTATATTATTAATATTATTAATATAAATAATATAAAAATTATTAAAGCTTTCTAAATAATATATATATAAAACAATATAAAAACAAAAACATAAG